ATATTGATGATGAGTTATTATCCTGGGCTTCAAGCCTTGGATTACTTAACCCCGCGCAATTAGCGTGGGAGAAGCTACCTTTTTCTTTCGTAATCGACTGGGCGCTCCCGATTGGGACGTTTCTCTCGGCTGCTACAGCCACCCTCGGTATTAAAATACTTTCAGGGACTGAGACGACTCGTTGCGAGTACCGCTGCACTGCTACATGCCACTACTATGAATCTTCTGCTGAGTGTCAAGGCGAGGGTGTTGGCTATAAAAGAATGACGTTATCGTCATTCCCGTTAGTCTTACCCTATGTCAAGTCACCCCTCAGTGGATCTCATGTAGTTTCCGCATTAGCTCTTTTACAACAGTTACGTAAGTAACACAACCCGGTAATCCACAAATGGCAACTTTCGTTCCATTCGTTCTCGTCGATAATGGCGGAACAGGAAATATCACCGTTAACCCTGCAAGCATGTCCAACGGAGTAGCTGAATGGGTTTCCTCAGGCAGCCGCAGTCAAGCTTATCGCGCGACTGCAAGTATGCGCCTGTCTAATCAGAACCAAAAGATGACTTTTAAGGTCGAGGTTCCGAAAGTTGATACGCAGATTGTTAATGGCGTACAACTTCCGGTCACGGCCTGGAAATCAATTGGTGATATCACCGTAAGCATTCCTGCTTACGCGTCTGACGCTGATCGTGCCCTTATTGCGAAAGCATATATTGGCATGTTCAAGGCCGGTAACCCGGCTAACGTCATGATTACCTCGGGCCAAGGCCCATGGTAAGGATATAGGAGTATGTCTCCATCTGATCATTTACATGAGTATAAACCATGCAAATCAAGACTTCTACTAGGATTAACCAGCAGAAGAGGAAGCCAAAGCCATCACACCGTCAAAACGGTGTTTGTCTGGCTACTTTTAGCGATCTCTCTCAGCAAATACACTCTGGCCTTTCAGCAATCAGTTGTGGATCACCTGATCCTCATTCTGATGACTTTTGTGCCTTAGCTTACCTTAGCGTTACTCTGCTAAGCAAGCACCCCGGTTTATCCGGGGGTGTAGACCCTGAGACACGTCAGCGTTTAGCAATAGCTAAACTAAAACGTGCGAATGACCTTTGTGATCAGATCAATGAGTTTGGTTATCGTCCTTATATTGAGGACGCCATCTTGAACAGTATTTTATTTACTGCCAAGAACCTTATCGGTAACTTGTTGAAAGGTTTTGAAGGTCACTGCTTACAAGGTGTTGGGTTTTCCAACGGGGCCTCACAAGGGTTCAAGCGCCAGGATGGCGCGCCTTATAAGAAGTTCGCTGGAAAGGCAACCGTTACGCGTGAGGTGCTCCCCTTAGCTATAGACTTCGTTAAGACGTCAGTAGTTTGGGAGGAGCTTCTTACGCGCCGCTTCGGCCCTGAATCTCAATGGTTCAGTGTCGTTGACGGTAACGGTCTATTTACAGTTCCTAAGAATAATGAGATCGACAGAGCTGCCTGCAAGGAGCCCTGTATGAATATGTTCTTTCAGCGCGGAGTCGGGTCCTTTATAAGAACTCGGCTCCGTACTGTTGGAATTGATCTTAATGATCAGACGCGGAATAATCGACTCGCTTGCGCGGGAAGCCTTGATGGCTCCTTAGCTACGATCGATCTTTCCTCGGCAAGCGATAGTATCTCTGACCGTTTGGTCTGGGATCTATTGCCTCCTGCGTTATATTCATTTCTTGATCTAATCCGTTCGAAAAGGATCTCGAAAGAGTCTCCTCTAGGATCGTGGAAACACGCATTATTCTCGACAATGGGTAACGGGTTTACCTTCGAGCTTGAGTCCATGATTTTCTGGGCTATTGCTAAAAGTTGCACTCTATACCTTAACGTCGACTGCACTAACATCGGAGTCTACGGGGACGATATAATTGTCCCGTCTGAAGTTTTCCCATTGTTACATGACGTACTCGGTGCTGTAGGCTTTACTCTTAATACTGAGAAAAGCTTCTACACTGGTCACTTTCGTGAATCATGTGGAAAACACTTCTTTAGAGGCACAGATGTTACACCATTTTACATAAAACAACCTGTGGTGAATATAGAGAGGCTTATGCTTCTCCTTAATCGCCTTAGGTCGTGGGGAGTTATTTCCAACATATCGGATCCGCGTCTCTATGAGATCTGGAAAAGCTATGCTGTAAATGTCCCATCCATGTATTATGGTGGCCAGGACTGTAACACGGGGTATTCCCTTGTTACAGGACATATTCCACGAAAAGAGCTTCGTCCGATAAGCGTTCGAAAGAAATATTTCGACGATTATGAAGAATACGGTCGCCTTTGTGCAGCACTTAGCACGCCGGCGGCTCGTATAAATCACTGCCTCTCTAACGATTATTTCGTTAGTTGGGCAGATTGGACTAGTTATCTTCGTTGGAGTGCGATGAATCCTGAATCAGCAAAAGATGCTGTTGAGGATACGCGCACGGCTGCAGGTTTCGCTACCAAGCGAAATAGGAGTTGGATAGTCACGGTTCCGAGGTTTCCACAGGAAATCTTGGGTACGGCGACGCCCCCAACAGGTTATGGCATGAATGCCTAACTCCTGAAGGAGGATGACAGTAATCTGTCGATCATCGTAACCGATGTGGGTCTGTTCGAAAGAGCAGGATCGTTGTAATCAACGACCTCGAAAGAGGAC